AGCGGTGGGGCTTTCTTTGGCGCAAATGGTACTAGCACGATCATAGGAACAGGTGGTTCGACTACTCGCATGACCATCGACAGCAGCGGCAGGGTTGGAATCGCCCAAGACACTCCAGGAGATTTTAGTTCATCAGCAGATGATTTAGTTGTTGGAAACAGTTCTGGTGCTCGTGGAATAACAGTACGATCTAGTGCTTCAAGCTCTGGTAATCTTTTCTTTGCAGACGGAACGTCAGGAAATCAAGCATACCGAGGTTATGTACAGTATAGCCACGATCTTGATCGGCTAAACTTAGGGGCAGGAGGGGATGACAGAGTAATAATTACCAGCACCGGCAACGTAGGGATTGGGACGAATTCGCCAGATGCTCCGTTAGAAATAGAAGGGGATAACTCCTCTACCACACAATTTTCTGGATACAGTGGATTAAGGATACACAACGCAAATGGTTCTGCTCACGGTATTACTGCTGAGATGTATTTTACAGCAGGTACGGCAGGATCAAACAGAGGTGCAGCAATCGGGTCACAATTTACATCTGCAGCTAGTGGAAATGATTTATATTTTGCTACGAATGGAGGTAATGTTACTAGCTCAGATACCCTCACAGAACGCATGCGCATTAACAGCAGCGGTGACGTTGGGATTGGAGAAGATTCTCCGACTTCTCGTCTTGTTGTTAAAAAGCAAAGCAGTCGCACGAATTCGACGGAAAATATGCTTAAAATTGAGCATACATCTTCAGGTACAACGACAACAGGCTTCGGCTCAACTATACTTTTTTCGGGTGAGCGTAATGGCGGCACTGTGCAAAATCAGGGGCAAATTGGTTTTGTTGCTGATGTAAATACTTCTTCTAATTTAAGCAGCGCTTTTGTAATAAATACTGGCGAGTCTGGTTCTCTAAGTGAAAAATTTCGTGTTTCATCTGGCGGCGACGTGGGGATTGGCATGACGCCCGATACCGCAGTCTTATTGTCTGTAAGCGGTGCAGTAGGTCCAACAAACGGCTCTAACTCTGCTCCAACACATACATTCTACAGTGACCCCGACACAGGTATGTATCGTGCAGCATCCGACACGCTTGCATTTTCTACGGGTGGCGCAGAAGCCATGCGCATCGACAGCAGCGGCAATGTTATTTTTGGGGCTGGCGCTGCTGTACCATCAAGTAGCGCAGGCGGTGCAGCATTTGATCCAAATACCAACGGCAGAATGGTTCTTAAGTTAGGCACAACAAACACGGGCAACCAAGGCCTTGCGGAGTTTTTCAACCCAAACGGTAAAATCGGGGATATAGTAGTAAATGGATCAGCAACAGCCTTCAACACATCTTCAGACTATCGCCTAAAAGAGAACGTAGCAGAAATGACAGGAGCAACTGCACGTCTGAAACAGCTAAAGCCAAAGCGTTTTAATTTTATCGTGGACGCAGATACAACAGTTGATGGCTTCTTAGCACATGAGGTTTCTGCAATAGTTCCAGAGGCTATCACAGGAACAAAAGACGAAGTTGATGGTGACGGTAATCCAGTCATGCAAGGCATAGACCAATCGAAACTTGTGCCTCTTTTGGTCAAAACAATCCAAGAATTAGAAGCACGTATCACAGCATTGGAAGGAGCTTAAAAATGGCAATCGAATACACATGGATCATCAGTCAAACAGAATACGAAACTACAAGCGGCAGCAAAGGTATACAAAGGCTGCACTGGCGTTGCACAGCAGTTGATGGTGAGCACTCTGTAAGCTCTTATGGCACAACTAGCCACACGCCTGATCCATCAGATAGTGGCTTCATAGCTTATGACAGTGTTACAGAGGCTAACTGTATTGCTTGGGTACAGGCACAGGTAGACAAAGACACCACTGAAGCAAATCTTGCGAAAGGCATAGATAATCTTAAAAACCCACCAACCATGAGCGGTCGCCCTTGGGCCGCATAACACTAACCTAAAAGGAGATCACGATGGTAGAGAAACAAACAAAAACCATCACGATAAATGATAAAGAATACACGGAAGACCAGCTAAATGATCAGCAAGTCACTATGATTAATCATGTGCATGATCTTGATAGAAAAATAAGGTCTGCTCAGTTTAGTTTAGATCAAATGACGGTGGGGCGTGAGGCGTTTGTTAAGATGCTCACAGGTTCATTAGAAAACGATGCTGAAGTCATTGAGGCAGCAGAGTAATGCAAAAACGCACAGCAAGCGAAGCACACGAACGCATAGATGAACTAAGCGAGCGCGTGATCAGACTTGAAGTGATGACAGAAGAGGTTCTTAAGCGATTAGCGCGGCTTGAGACAATTTTAATAGGCTCTGCGGGTGCGATAATCCTGCTGCTACTAGCAGGGATGTACGGCGCTTAATTAAACATTGAGGGATGCAGCATGGTGGACCCAGCAACGGCGCTTGCGCTCGCCAGTTCTGCATTCCAGGCCATTCGCAAGGGCTGTCAAATCGGGCGAGATTTGGAGGGCATGGGTAAGGACTTGTCGCGCTGGGGCAAGGCTATGGCAGATTTTGATTTCGCTGCAAAACAGATCGAAAAGCCACCCTGGTATAAAGCAATGGGTGGTGGAATCGAAGCTCAAGCGATGGAATTGTTTGTGCAACGGCGTCAGATACAGGCCCAACGCGAAGAGTTGCGCACTTGGATATCTGGTACGCTTGGTCCTAGCGCGTGGCAAGAGCTTCTAAAAATAGAGGCTGAAGTACGAAAAGCTCAGCGTGAGCATGAGTATCGGCGCATAGAAATCCGACAAAAGATCATCGAGTGGACAGCAGGCATATTTTTATTTGTAATATGCGTTGGCGCTCTTTTTGGTTTGGTTTGGATCATGCGAACAGCAAACACATGAGGTTGAAATGGCTTCGACTATAATTGATGAATATAAAATATTTCCACGGCTGATGATGCTTGTGGTTACAATTTTAACCTACCAATCTGTTCACTGGTACATGAGCTTGCCTGAGCCAACAAATGGGCAAGCTGGGCTAGTTAGCGTCTGCATGGGCGCACTTACGGGATGCTTCGGCATATGGATGAACAAAGAAGCTCAGACTAGCCAAGGATCAAAATAATGTGGAACTCGTTTTTGTCCTTATGGTTTCGGTTGCTGGAGAAATTCACCAGGCAGGGCAGCCCATCTACTTTAGTTCTATCATCTCATGCGCGAGTTACGCCGCCGATATCGAGCGAACAGGCAACGAAGTCTGGGTTGGAAAAAACTACTACCAAAAGAAAAAGCCGCTCATCGAAGCGCACTGTCTCCCAAAGTTCGTCAATCCCGAAGACTTCAAAATCTACGAGTAAACGCAGAGGCAGGCCGAAGGGTTCAAAGAACAAAAAGGGGTCAAAAAGATGAGCATACTTAATGCACTAATTGGCCCAGTGACGGGCATTATTGACAAGGTAGTAACCGACAAAGACCAGGCAGCAAAGTTGGCGCATGAGATAGCCACGATGTCTGACCGACACGCCCAAGAGGCATTAATAGCGCAGCTAGAGATTAACAAGGCAGAGGCGGCATCTGGTTCGTTTTTCAAGGGTGGTTGGCGTCCTGCTGTGGGGTGGGTTTGTGCGATAGCATTTGCGTACCATTTTGTGGTGAAAGACCTCATTGTTTTCGGGGCAAGCTTTGCGGGTGCAGAGCTTCCTGAGCTTCCTGACTTTGATATGGGAACTTTGTTGACTGTTCTGGGAGGTATGCTTGGGATTGGTGGGCTTAGAACCTATGAGAAGCAACGAGGCTTAACAAAATAATGCAACAAAAAAAGGTTAAGATAAGGTGATATGGGCTGCATTTTTTTTAATATGCAGTCAGGAAGACTGTTTAGCAGTTGGCAGTCCTTTATTCGAAACAAAAAAAGACTGTGAATACGCAGCAGTTAATTATGGTATTTGGCTTATCCGTGATCGTTTTCCTAATCATGTCGTCTTGAATTTCAAATGTGTCAGTTTTGGTGAGGTAGACACCTGATGGAAATGTGGCAATGGATTATGCTGTTTAGCGCAGTAAGCGTCAACACGTTGGTTAACTGTTGGCGATTACACCTCGAATACAAACGACATGAATGGGATATTAAACTATGAGCGAAGCATTAAAACAATTGCAAAGTAAATGCGGCACTACTCCCGATGGTGAGTTTGGCCCGATGACGGCAAATGCTATTGCAAACTTTTACAAATGGAAGACATTTCGAGCAGCACACATGCTTGGCCAAGTCGTTCATGAAAGCGGGTCTTTTTCAATAGTCACTGAAAATTTAAACTATTCTGCTGATCGTCTGCAAAAGGTTTTTGGTACAAGATATTTTCGCACAAAAGACGATGCAAAAGCCTGTGAACGACAACCTGAAAAAATTGCTAATATCGTTTATAATGACGCATACAGATCGAAAAACGGTAAACTTGGCAACATTATGGAAGGCGATGGCTGGAAATTTAGAGGCCGCGGTTTTTTACAATGTACTGGTCGCAATAATTACCAAGCGTTTTCAAGGGAAATGAAATTGCCGGAAATTATGAGCAATCCAGATTTAGTTGGAACTGATTACGCAATGGAAAGTGCCATCTGGTTTTTTAATCGAAACAATCTCTGGAAGATATGTGACGAAGGTGTAAGCGATGACACCATAAAGCGCCTTACTAAAAGAATTAACGGCGGCTACAACGGCCTTGACCATAGAAGAAAAGAAACCGAAAAAATTTATGGATGGCTTGTCAAAAGCAGATATGTAAAGAAGGCAAGTGATCTTTGGAAAGAGTAAAACACAAGACCGACACAAAATTCCGACTCAAATTTTACGAACGACACATTAGCGTCACGTAAAAATATTCTTGACAGGCCACAATTGCGCCTATAGCTATGCAGTTGTAAATACTAGATAAATGGCGGCCCCTGAAGGACTCGAACCCTCAACCTGCCGATTAGAAGAAGTTAACCTGAATATACAGGTAAAATACCTCTCATAATTTATTCAATGTTTACAATAACATAAGTGACTAAAAATCAAGTTGTAGGTCACATGAGCAGCAAGATGGGCGTGAAAAACCGACACATCCAGCCATCACAAGGAGAATAAAAACCTGCCGATTGGCATAAAAAGAGGTTGATTATGAATACAAAAGTGAATATCACAGAAACAGGCATGAAGATCATACAAGAGTTAGCAGAGCTTAGAAAAGCGTTTTATGCGATTGGTCAACATGAACACAAAATGCCCCAAGAGGCATACAACGGAATGGTAAACGGCTTTCACCAAGCCTTTCGTGGCTTAGAAAGCGAAATTATAGAGGAAATTTTCAATGCAAATTCTTGGGAGCCATACAGAACTTTACACCCATTACTGCCCCAATCGGGGCTGGCAAGTGAGATGGACACAGAAAGGAAAGCTGAAACGCCGCAAAGTTCCAAGGGGCATTGATCCAGAGCATTACAAACAACAGCTTAGAATGGAGCTTGTCGGGGGGCGTATAGTCTCCCGTGGGCATCGCTTTGATGTGCTTGTTGAAATGTACTTTAACGCTGAGCTAGAGCGCATGCTTGCAGACGGTGAAATACGTCAAAAGCGTAAGAAGTATATTGAGAGCAATCTAAGAAGGTACATCTTACCGTTTTTCGGAGCCATGCAAGCCCCAGAAATTACAGCAAGAGAAATCGGTGAGTTTCAGTTAGAACTCAAGCATACGCACGATTTGTCAGGTCAAACCATTGCGCCCATAGTGTCGCTTGTCTTTCGTGTGATCAACTTTCTGTATCTCAAAAGCAAGATTGCAAACTGGACGCCGCCCAGCAAGGAACATGTGCAAACCATGCGGCACAGTAAAAAGCGCGAGAAAATTACCCCAGACCGCGCAGAAACGCTTGCAGTGTTGCTTGCGCTTGAAACGGTGCGCGATAAGCTCATTTACAACTTCGCAGCGGAATGCGGCATGCGTATTAGCGAGGTGCTTGGACTTGCCTGGGGTGACGTTGAACACGGTATAGTTTCTGTGCGCCGTTCAGTCGTGGATGGTAAGGACAATCAAACAACCAAGACGTTTGATAGTGAGCGCAAAATACGCATAAGCACAAAGCAAAGAGCGCTGTTAAGCGAGCATAAGCTTGCCTGCGAGGCCACAGAAAACGACAGGTATATTTTTACAACCAAGCATGGCAGACTTCTTAATAGCGCAGACGTGCTTAAACAGGTGCTATACAAAGCGCAACGAAAAGCAGGCACACGCAAGTGGGGCTTTCACGCATTGCGCAGGTTTTACATCAACGAGCTTGCAGAGCGTCAACTGATGAAAGAGCACATCCAGAAGCTTGCAGGCCATCAAATGGGTAGCTCAGTGACCGAAAAGTATTACCGAGATGTGCGCAATGACGTTGTGCTTGAAGATGCTTATGTTGTGGAGCTTTAAGGCGCAATAGGGGCGCTTAACCCCTGTGCTTTTTCATGCCAACAACAACGTGTGTCGCATATAGGTCAGTCTTTTGAAACTTGACCGTCTTACCTGACTGCAAGTCTTTTACGCGCATCTCGTTAGTTTCGTCGCTTGTTTGGCAAACCTGTCTGACCATCCCGACAAGGTGTTTTTCAACGCTAAAAAGAATCACTACATCATCGTTGACCTGCGGCGTTAACTGTGGGTCAACAAAGAGCGTGTCGCCCTGATTGTAGCGCGGTGACATTGCTTCTGTGTACGTTTGAATAGCATATGCTTGGTCGGAATAATCCAAAAAGCTTGGCTTTTTAATTTGCTGTTGAGTGCCTTCTGGTCGTATTACGACGCCTTCGCCGTGACTAAACTTTATGTCCATGTTCTGCTTCTCCACATATAGAGGAATGAACACAGCGCCTGCAGTCTGTGTAAAGCTTGAGAAGGCTGTTTCTGCGCGATTTTCGACTTCATCAGTGATCTCTTCAATAGTGCAGCCTAAAGCTTCAGCAATTCGAACCAACTTTCCGTAGCTAGGTCGCAACACTTCTCCTTTTTCATATTTGCTCAATTGTGACTGGCTGACTTTTGCAAGCTCTGCTAGTTCGACTTGGGATATTCGCTTTAGTGTGCGTACGCGGTGAATATTTGTGTGCATTATTTTTCTTTCTACCTATCCGTAACGCCATTTCTTATATGCACATATGCATGGCGTCAAGCGTGAATTATCAACAAAACTGCCAATAACCTCTATGCAAGGTAGAATATTCATAAATGACTTGACGCAGGTAAAATTTTCATCTAGCGTCGAAAATACATTTAAAAATAACAAGTGAACTCATGCAGCTTTATGAATTTTTAGCAGCGGCAGAGGTAAGTCAAACCACTTTTGCCGACAGAATAGGCGTGTCTCAGCCTACTTTAAGCAGGTATTTAACGGGTAAAACGCTTCCAAGCGTAATTATCGGCGCACGCATAGAAAAGGCAACGCTAGGTAAAGTACCTTGCAGCGCTTGGGAAACATTCGACAAAGATCACGCTGAAGCGCTGGCGAGGCTCGTTGAAGATGCCTGATTGTTATGCAGGAATAGACCCTGGATATCGCCAAGGCGGCGTTGCGTTGGTGCAAGGTGGGTGGTCAGAAGTGCATGACCTGCCAGTGTTCACAGACCAAGGCGTGGATTGCGCTGGTCTAATAGATATTCTCAGAAGTGTGCCAGTCAGCTTGTGCGTGATCGAAAAGCAAAGTAGCAGACCCAAGCAAGGCGTAGCATCTGCTTTTAAAATTGGAATGGCATACGGGCAGATACTAGCGTGTTTGACTGTTACGAGGGTGCCATACCGCATCGTTACGCCCAGCAAGTGGAAAAACGCATTTAACGTACCTCAAGATAAAGATGGGGCGCGGCGACTTGCTCAGCAGCTTTATCCCAAGCAACAACAACATCTTTCAAGAAAAAAAGACGAACACCGCGCAGAAGCTTTGCTGATGTCGGCATATGCAGAGGGGTTAGCAAATGCCACTAAAAAAATGTGAATACGAGCAAGACGGCATCAAATGCGATGACGGTTATTTCTACTCTGAGGATTATATCATTTGGCCAACAAAAAATGCAGGCGGTGGGCCAATTGAGGTCAAAGAGCCTTGCCCTGAATGTAATGGCGAGGGTGTTACGCTGGTGAGTGATAAATGAGCTATCCCTTCGGCATTCACACAAACATGTCCAACGAAGACTACCATTCTATTAAAGAGGTTAATGGAATACCCGTCATTAGTTCAACAATGGTCAAAGACGTTTGCATGGAAGACCTCTTCTATGCGTTCAATAAACCAGCGATAAAAAACCAAGCAATCCTAGACGCAGGTACAGCATTGCACTCGCTTTACCTTGAAGGACACATGCCAATATGCGGCGGTAAAACACGCGCAGCTAAGGAATACAAAGAAGCCGTTGAAGAAGCACAACGTACCAACCGCATAGCCCTGCCTTCCGCAGACTACAAGCGCGTCATGGGAATGCACCAGGCCATGCTTAACAACAAAGCAATGGCAGCATTTAAAAAACGCAAGCACGCCGTTGAGCAAAGCCTGTTTGTTCAAATGCAAGTCAATGAAATGGATAAGCATCAAAGGCCGCATTTAGTATGCAAGCTTATCCAAAAAGCCCGACCTGATATGTACATCAAACGTGGTGGGATTTGCATCGATGTAAAAACGGGGCCAAAGCCAGAACCCCACCAAATGAATAAGCATATCGAACGGATGAAATGGCACGTGCAAGCAGCGTTTTATAGAAACGTAATGGAAACTCTCGGCATGCCCGTGAAGCGCTTTTTGTTTTTCTGCGTTGAGCGCGAATATCCGCACAGAACGCAGGTCATAGAGTTGCCGCAAGACTTGTTGGAGTACGGCTTTCAGCTTGCCTGTGGCGCAATAGATGAAATCGCAGACGCATATAAAACAGGCGTCATAGAAACAGGATGGCCCAGCATCCACACTGCAGAATTTGGATGGATGGAATAACAAAACTAAGGAGAAGATAATGGCACAAAAAAATGAAGACTTTAAAAACATGTCTTATGTCGGAGAGTTTACGTATCTTGATTTGGATAGACCAAGAAAATTTAACATCAACAAAAACGAGTATGAGTCGTTTGAACCAGAAAGCGGTATCGGCACATATTCAGTCTGTTGGACACTATCTGCAGAAGACGGAGACGCATTTATTCAAGCATGCAAATCACACTTTGCAACCCGCAAAAAGCACAACAAAAAAATAGGCGAGTTTGGCAAAGTACATTGCGTCAAAGAAAATGACGATGGCACGTATTTGGTTTCTGCAAAGCTTAATGCAAGCGACCAGCAAGGGAAGCCTAGAACGCCTAACGTAATTGATAAGTCGATGAGAACAGTTGTGGATAGAAGCTTTGAAGGTGGCACAAAGGGCGCAATCAAATTTTCCATAAGTCCACAACCCAATCCTTCGACAAACAAATGGGGCATCTCAGCGTTTATGCAAGCTGTGCAAATTCGTGAAGCCGTTTACGTCAAAGAAGACCCAGACGGAATATTTATAAATGAACCAGCAGATGAAGATGATGCCAAAGACCCGTTTGGCTTGCCAGATTTAAACAAAGAAAAGCAATCAGCAAGCGTAAATGATTTGGAAGACGAGATACCGTTTTAAAAAATGTTCTGGGTCGTTCTGATAATCAGTTACGTCATTGAAGGCGAGCGCTTACAGTCAAAATTTGTCGTGCGCGGTATGGAGCATTGCGATGCGCTGCTTCGATCAGAGTTGCTTGAAAGTGTTCGAATAGAACACCCAGAAGCCAATGCATACTGCCGCGAAACTGATCAGGTCATCGTAAGGCCGCGCATGAGGCCAGAGGCAGACAAATGAGCAAGGTATCGCCGCATATCTATAAAGAAGCGCCAGAGGGCCACAAGGCGGCTTGCAGGGCGCTTTTATATGCGCTGGGGCTAATGGAAAGCGATGGCTGGATGGCGTGGAAGCAGATTATTGCAGGGAGGCTCAGCGAGCGCGAAAGGGCGTGTATCGCGTTGGCCGCGCTGCGATCAATGAACCTGGAAGATCGTCAAAAGGTGCTAGAAGTGGCGTTTGAGCTTGACGAGGGTGCTGGGGTGCCAATGCCAACGTTTGGCGAGGTGCATGACGATGCGCAATGGTGGGCGTCAATCGCAAATCAGCAGGAACACGAAGCGTACCTTATGGCAGCTTACAGGGCATTACCAAAGAAAAGCCAGCAAGAGTTGCAAGCGCACTTAAAGGGTGAGTGGTGAATAAATTGACAAACAGATGGGCCGCTCTGGACGCAAAAATGCAAGGAAGCTACGATGATCATAGCGCGGCTGGTGCGGCTGATAGTGTGCTAGCAAGACTCAACGTCATTCGCGCAGACCATTTGATCAAAAAGGATATTGCGCCCGTAGATTTTCTTATAGATGACCTACTGCCTGCTTGCGGGTTAGCAATGCTCGGCGGTGGCCCGAAAGTGGGCAAATCCTGGGAGTGCATGCGGATAATCAAGGAGCTTTGCGGAGAAGGCAAAGAGGTGTTCTATTTGTCTGCAGAGGATAACGAAGCAAGACTGCAAAAAAGGCTTAAACAATCGCAGCTAACAAACCTGCGAAACCTGCAGACAATCGCAGGCATGAGCCAAGACAACGCTATACCACGCGGCAAGGAAGGCTTGCGCATGTTGCAGGAAATTGCTGATCAGCATGCGCCACATCTGATAATCGTTGATACGGTAGCGAACATTTTAAACCCAGATGCACCCAAAAAAGGACGCTCAGAGTATCAGGTGACAGAACTAGAATACTCTGAGCTACGGCGCGTGGCGCACCAGAATAACATTGCAATACTGCTAGTGCATCACACGCGCAAAGTCACAGATGCGGCAGTGTCACCCTTTGAAAACCTGCTTGGAAGTCAGGCAATCGCAGGAACCGTGGAAACAATCATGGTGATGACCAAAGAAGTCGGTAAAAAAGACTGCAAGCTCCATGTGACGGGTAAGGACGTAGAGCAAAACGAGTTCTATCTAAAATGGAACGGAGATGGCTTCGATTTCAGCCACGATCCAGAGCTTGCTACGCTTGGGCCAAGGCAAGCTGAGATGCTCGACTTGATCAAAAGAAAGCCAAGAATAACACAAAAAGGGCTGATACATGACCTAGACGTAAGTCAGGCGTATGTCAGCAAAACGCTTACGAAGCTAATTGACAAGGAATTGGTCGTTGAATTGGGCAGGGGAGGCTATGCAGCCATGAATGAAAATGACTAAGAGCATAGGGTGTTATAACTGTTATAATTGGAATATAACAGGCATAACATATATAATAATTATAACAAGTATAACACCCCCTGAGCATAAGAGGATTTTGGGTGTTTTATGCTAGATTTGGTTAATTCTCAGCAATTTGTCAAAAATCCCCGTTTTTCTTTGGACTATACACAATTGAATGAGCGCGAGTTCATCGAGGCGTTGAAATCTTACACAGATTTAGAGGAGCTTGAGGGTTTGGCTAATCGCAGGCGCGTGTTGAATGCCCCTGAACTTCCGCGTTGGTTGCCGTGGCAACGCGAGCAAATTCTTAAACGTAAATGGGAGCTTGAGAATGGGCGAGCATGACATGGAGAAATCCTGGATCGAATGGGAGCGCCAGCAATGGCGTGATGGGAAGCGTGGGCCGCTGCCATGTGATGTTCCAAGCGTCAAGCCAAAGTTGCCCGCGAGAGCGTTAATGGTTCTTAGGCATTTGAAAAAGCTTGGCTGTGCAACGGCTGAGCAAATCGCAAATCGATGCGAGGACTACGTAACTGTTCTGGAGGTAGCTAGTGCGTTAAGCACGTTGGTTAGTCATGGCAAAGTCCAAAAAATGGGAATGACTGGCAGATTTGAAGAGGGCGCAACTAAATGGATTTACGAGGCGGTTGATGAAAGCAAATAATTATGCAGCGCGAGCAGTAGACATTCTTGAGGAACGCGGCAAGGAACACGGTGATTTTAATAAGCTTTTTGACGAGATGGGGTCGCTCTTCTCATTTATCCTAGCAAACAAGTTAAAGGACGATATTACACCATATGAGGCTGCTTTGCTTATGGTGGCACTCAAGCTTGCGCGTATGCAACAAAAAGGCACGGGAACACAGGACAGCATACTAGATGCAATTGGATACCTTAGTATCGCAGGGGCGCTTTATGAAAAAGAAAAAAAGTCTTAACGAGCGCGAGGACGCATCAGACTTTGGCACAGAGGAGCGAATATTTCACGCAGGGCCTGACGGTATTCGCATTGAGCGCGTAAACAAAAAGTTAGGCGGTGCAAAAAGATTGCGCGTGACTAATCAAACGCCGCTCGATAGGCACTACACACGCGGTCAGATCACGCGAAGGCAATTCGAAGCAGGCCAACAGCTATATCGGTTGTGGTACGCTGCTGGGCGTTCTATGCGCGTAAGCGTGGATTATACGGCTGTAAGGGTAGATGGGGGTGGCAAAGGTTCTGAGGGGGCCGGAGAGGCTTTCTCAGCGTACCTCGCAGCGCTTAGAGACATAGGCCAAGATTTAGCAAAGGTTGCTCAATGGGTCGTTATAGAGGGCAGCAGCGCGAAATCGTGGGCTGAAGAGCAGGGGCATGACCCCAAGGGAGGCGTTGTCGTGCTTAGACTTTGCTTGGATGCCCTTGGGGATCATTTTGGAATGGCTAGGGGTTAGGCGGACTCTGTGGTTTTCTTGGCCTTTTCTTGTCTGTGTCCATCACTGTGCTCCATGTACAAAGGTGTTTAGCTCTGCTTCTGCTTCTTGAAACTCAATTGTTAGTTTATTAATCTTCCATTGATAGCCGCATTATTCTGGCGAGTAATTTTGGATCATTTTCAGTTATTTTTCGTGGTTCGCAGAATTGATGACAACTGCACATGCCGAACCAACAATTGCCGCTTTCTAAAGCGTCATTTATTTCCGCTTTTGCTTCTTCTTCTTCACTGCCCAGTTCAAATTGATTGACGTAAATAAGTTTTGTAATAACGTCACCCTGAGTGTGAGCAATCGCCCAGCCACAGCCTTGATAAAGATTATTTTCTGTAGTGTTGAGGTCAATGTAATCACAGGCTTCACCGATTTTTATTCTACCTTCCATTGTGTCAATTAGTGCCTCAAGGTCTTCTGTTTTCCAAGAAAAGCCTTTTGCTTTCCAACCGTCATAAGGTTCGCAACAATTTGTATCTAAATAGTAAGACTCTACCCAATCGTAACCCTCAAAATCGTGGCAATCGTCCTTTAAAAAAAGCCAATTCTGTCCGCATTTTTTAACAACCGAAAACGTAAGCTTTACTTTTTCATTTAATGGATACCCACGGTTTCCGAACCATTCCCGTACATCATGTTCAGTCATAATACTCTCCCCTCACAGCCAATAGGTCTTGTTTGCACATTGAACCTTCTTTTTTTCCGCAAGCCAGGTTGGAATATAGATGCAGTCCAGCCCTTCCCTAATTTGACTTATAGGTAAAATATCTTCTTCCCCATTATATGATTTTACAACAACAGCCTTTTCGCTGATTTTTTTTAGTTCGCGGGGCTTAGCTTTTAAGAATGGTTTCTTTTTCATGTTATCTTTCCTTTCTTTCAATTGTTTTCTCAGCCTCTAAAATTGCTAGGCGAAACATTGCGCGCTCAAGCTTTTGCTCAAGCTCTTCTTTTTCACGTTGCAACCTAGCGTTAACTTGTTCATAGATTTGCGCTTGGTTGGTCATGGGATTGCTCCGATTGATAGCGCCACAAAAAGCGCTGCAAACAATGCGACACATCCCAAGACATCCCAAACCGAGACATGCCGCAAAGCTTGTTTGATTAGGTTGAGGGTTGTCATGCGACTTCAAGTTCTTCTTGCATTTCCCAAAGCGCTTCTTGTGATCTGACAAGCAGTGTTGCGAAGGCTATGCGGCAAGCGATAGTTCCGAAGCTATCGCCCTCTTGTGCAATGCCGCCGCAATCGTCTAGCCATTGCTCACCGTCACTTGTGTTCTGCTCAGCACAAAACTGAATGGCTTTGTGGTAATATATAGAAACTTCGTGACCATCGCAGATTTGGTGCAAGTAATCTTGGGCAGTCTCGAAGCATCCCTCTGATTGCTCTAAAGCTTCCGTGGCAATTGATTTTGCTTCTGTGTACATGTGCATTTTGTTTACCTTTCCTTGATTAGCTGTTCATGCTTGACGCATGGCAAGGCAGCGCCGCAACGCTGCTAGGCGATGGGTCAATAACAAGGTGTTGATGTTGGCTTGTAAGTTGCTGCAAGCTTCACAAAAGTTGCACAGGTCTTGTCTAAACCATGTGATTTGATGCCGCTTTTAAATTGAGCAAGTGTGATGTTGCGCCCATTGTTGTTTGTTAATTGAACGCATTCATTCTTTTTGGTGGTCTTGTCTGTAATAACCAACCAACCGTTGTAATAGTCAGCTCCATAAAGTTCTGATGTGAAGTCCATTTCGTTTACCTCTCTTTACTCTTATATAGGTATAATATTCATATCTGCATAAGATGCAAGAGGTAAAACAGGTAAAAGTTGCTTTTTTTTGTGATTATTCTTATTTATTGGGCAATCAATTCGATTTTTAGGGATAACAAATACATGAATGAATTAAAGCCAAAGAAAAGAGCAGGACGGCCAGTTGGCACAGGTGGAGCCGCGCATATCACGCAGCGGTTGCGTAAGGAAATCTATAGCGCTTTAAGCATATGTAAGAAGAACGGACACCCGCTTGACATGCTATTAGCTGAGCAAATTCAACAAGATGCAGCTGGAACGCTGTCTAAGCTCAGTAAGTTTGTACCGCAGGAGGTTAACCTTGGCGAAGGTGGCTCCGAATTTGCCCAAGCTCTTGGGCAGATTGCTATAAAAATAGCGGAAGCCGATTTACCATCGGCAGGAAAACAGGGTCAACTTATTGATATTACACCAGAAACACCTGAGCAGACCGTCACAAAAACCGACACAAAACAAAAAAAGCGCAAAAAATAGCAGAAAAACCCTAGAAAATGGACAACACCCCCCCCGTCATTTGATCGTGGGGTGCAGCAATATATGTATATACCCCCACACACCCCCCACCTATAAATATTCGTCTTGACGTACAGCCACATGACTATTATACCTGTTATACAATAGGCCGTGTCTTCAAGAATTTCTTGTAGCCCAGAATGGAGAGTGTCAAAGGGCGACATCAAGTTCTATCCTTTGCCTCTGCGGCCTGTTCATTACGTTTACCTTTCCTCCCAACCCCCCCCATGTGGGGGGGTTTTTAGCACACCCACCCATGCCTAAGAAAAAATCTACGCTCGCGGACACGCTCTTAAAGCTTCACGGCGATCCTGTTTTGTTTGTCCAGACAGTCCTGAACGTCACCCCCCAGGCTTGGCAACGTGATGCATTAATGCATGTCAGAGACAACCCTCGCGTTGCCATAAAGTCCTCTCACGGCGTTGGCAAATCCGCGCTGCTTTCCTGGGTTATTCTTTGGTATATTTTTACGCGATCTTGTCGTGTTGTTTGCACTGCCAACAGCGCCAATCAGTTAAATCAGGTTTTGTGGGCGGAAATCCAAAAGTGGGCGCGGAATATGCCCGAGGGTTTTCAGAAGCAAATTGAGATCACCTCTGATAAAATCACGGTGAAAGGCGTGGATAGCTCTGCGCATGCTAGGGTGAGCCGCAAGGAAAACCCTGAAGCTTTGCAGGGGTTTCACCATCTTGATGCAAGCGGCAAGTCAAACATGTTGTTTGTTGTTGATGAGTGCAGCGGCGTTGATGATATTATCTTTGAGGTTGCTCAGGGCGCTTTGTCTTCTGAGGGTTCGAAGATATTGATGGTGGGTAATCCGACGCGCAACACGGGATATTTTTACGATGCGTTTCACAAGTCTTCGCATCGCTGGAAGCGCATGACGGTGAGTTGTTACGATAGTCCTTATGTTAGCGAAGATTTCATTGAGGAAATGAAGTCGCAGTATGGCGAAGACAGCAATACGTTTAAAATACGTGCATTAGGTGAGTTTGGCGCTGAGTCCGATGACTCTCTCATAGGGCGTCATTTGGTTGACAGCGCTGTTTCGCGGCAAGTTGATGCTATGTTGATAGCGCCTGTCTGGGGTTTAGACGTTGCATTTACGGGCGCTGATCGTTGCGCGTTAGCCAAGCGTCAGGGCAATGTTTTGTTAGAGCCAGTTCGTCATTGGTCTGGGAAGGACTTGATGGAGACTGTTGGCGCTGTTTTGACCGAATACGAGGCGACGAGTTTTATGGAGCGTCCTAGCGAGATTTGCGTGGATGCTATTGGGATTGGTGCGGGTGTTTGCTCTCGTTTGCAGGAGCTTGGATTGCCTGCGCGATCTATTAACGTTGCCGAGAGTCCTTCTTTGGGCAATCGTTATGCTCGATTGCGTGATGAGTTGTGGTTTAAGGCTCGTGAGTGGTTTGAGGCGCGTGATTGCCACATGCCAGAGCAAGATGAGTTAATTAATGAGTTAACGTCGTTGCGTTTTAAAATTTTGTCTTCTGGGAAGTTTAAGGCCGAGAGCAAGGACGAAATGAAACGTCGTGGTCATCGTAGCCCTGACTTAGCGGATGCTTTTGTATTGACGTTTGCATCTCAGGCGGTGAAGGCGGCGGGTTCTGTGGATTATTACGGTTTTTCTGGGGATTTGAACTACGGTTCAGCGTCTTGGGTGGTGTAATGGCGAAAGCGAGCAGTGTCAGGCGTCTTCCTAGCGGTCGATTGAGTTATAATGGCGAGACTTTTCCTGGCTTTAACAAGGTTCAGCGCACGCCTAGCGCCAAGAGGAAGTTTAAGGTTTTAGCCAAGAAGGGCGAAGATGTTAAAAAGGTTACGTTTGGCGATCCTAACATGAGCATTAAGAAGGATCAGCCTGCTCGCAAGCGTAGTTACTGCGCCCGTTCGAGCGGCATTAAGGGTGCTAACGATAAGTTTTCGGCAAATTACTGGTCACGTAGAATGTGGGATTGTTAGATGATGTACGGCAATGCGATGTATATAAAGCGTTATTCTAATCCAAAGCCTGGCAAGAAGCCAGAGATGATGGAAGAGGCTCCTAAGAAGGCGAAGAAAGCACGCAAAAAACCTACTAGAAAGAACGCGAATACTTACGCTCGTATTAAGAAGGGCGTACAGACGGGCGCTTATAGCTCTGATGGCTAAGCGGAGTTTTCCGAAGGTTCCTAAAACGAAGAGCGGCGTTCCCAAAAAGTATGTGAGGGGCGCTAAGAATCCTGCTGCGAAGGAGCGTGAGATTTTAGAAACGCGCAGGCGTTATAAGTTGGGTTTGCCTATTGATGTTAAGAAGGTGAGTAAAAGTCGTGCCAGCCAAGCAAAAACCAAAAAGCGCCGCAAAAAAGTCTAGCGGTGGTTCTCTTGCCGACAAGTCAAAGAAAAGCGGCATTCCGCTGTCTATTCTAAAGCAAGTTCAGAAGCGTGGGAATGCTGCGTATTTATCTAGCGGCAGTCGCAATGTCCCTATGGCTGCTTGGAGTATGGGCAGGGTTAATTCGTTTATAAGTGGCAGCGGCGGTGCTAGGAAGGCTGACGCTGATTTATGGAAGAAGGCAAAGGCTGCAAAGGCCAAGAAAGCGTAGTTATGCCATTTTCAAAGTATTCATCGAAGCAAAAGAAGTTAGCGAGGGTTGCCAAGCCACGCAATAAAATCACCTCTGCGGATTTTGCAAAGCTTCGTAAGTCTAAGAAACCAGCAAAGAAAAGGAAAGCATGATGCCAATGCATAAAGGAAAGAAGAAGCCTAAGAAAAAAGGCAAGGGCAAGTAAGAATGGCTGAAATGGATGACGTGCGTTTTCGCAGCATTTTGCAGCATGAGATACAGAGCGCAGTCAACTATTACGATAGCGAGTTTTCTCAGGAACGTGCGGACGTTTTAAGTCATTATCTAGGCGAGCCATTTGGCAACGAGGTTGAGAACCGTAGTCAAGTCGTTGCAACCGAGGTGTCGGATACCATTGAGTACATGATGCCATCTTTGATGAAGATGTTTACATCTTCGCCAGATTTTGCGCGTTTTCTTCCTAGAGGCCCAGAGGACGTTAAGGCTGCTGAGCAAGCGACTGATTTAGTTAACTTTGCTATTAACACTGACAACAGCGGCTTTCGTGTTTTGCATGACTTTTTTAAAGATGCTTTGTTGTTCAAGGTTGGTGCTATCAAGTTTTACTGGTCTGAGACTGACACGACAGTTAACGAGACTTATGAGAATTTAACGGAAGACGAACTGACGTTATTGATTAGTGATCCTGCGATTGAGGTTATTTCTCAGGAAGTCACAGAGATGGGCGTTGTATCTCCTGACGGTGCTGAGTTGCCTATGGAGCGCAACTTTTCCGTAGAGGTTAAGCGCACGAAGAAGTCAGGCAGTGTGAAGTTAGACAATGTGCCGCCTGAAGAGTTGATATTTAGTCGCCGCGCTACTGCTCTTGAGGATTGTTCATTTATTGCTCACAGGACGCAGGTACGTGCAGGCGACTTGATAGAGCAGGGTTATGATCCTGATATTGTTCTTAGGTATGCTGGTTACGATGACTTGGACGATGAGCCTGAAAGACAGGCGCGTTTTGAAGAGTTAGAGTCAGGCGATACGTTTGAGAATGCCGACCCGACCATGCGTGAGGTTTTGGTTACTGAGGCGTACATTAAGGCTGACTATGACGGTGATAATATTCCTGAGTTGCGCCGTGTTGTTGCTTTGGGCGATGGCGTTGAGGTTCTTGAGAATGAACCCTTTGATCATGTTCCATTTGCTTTATTGTCGCCTATTCTAATGCCGCATCGAATGGTCGGGCGTAGTGTTGCTGAGATGGTGATGGATTTGCAGTTGATCAAGTCAACGATCATGCGCCAGATGTTGGATAATCTATACTTGACGAACAATAGCCGCGTAGTTGCAGTTGAGGGGCAGACAAATCTTGATGACTTACTTTCGAGCCGTCCTGGCGGCGTTGTTAGGGTTCGTGCGCCTGGAATGGTTCAGCCGTTGGCAGTACCGCAATTGGGTCAGTCTGCGTTTGCAATGCTTGAGTATGTGGATCAGGTTCGTGATCAGCGTACGGGTTTTTCTAAAGCTTCGATGGGCCTTGATCCGTCAACGCTTCAAAGCACAACGGCGAGCGCTGTTAACGCGACTATTCAAGGGGCGCAGTTAAAAATTGAAATGATTGCGCGTGTTTTTGCCGAGACAGGTTGCAAGGATTTAGCCAAGGGCGTTTTGCATTTGCTTCAGAAGCATCAGGACAGCGAGCGTGTTGTTCGTATTCGTGGCGAGTTTGTGAGCATTGATCCGCGAGCTTTTGCAAATGGCTTTGATTTGATGGTTGAGGTTGGTCTTGGCAACGGGCGTGAAGATGAAAAGCTGGCAATGCTTGCTCAGATTGCAGGCAAGCAAGAGCAGATTATAGCGCAGTTAGGGCCGCAAAATCCTGTTGTAAAGCCAAGCCAGTATGTAAATACGTTAAAGCGGATTGCGGAGTTTGCTGGCTTCAAGGATACTGATCAGTTCTTTACGTCTGGTGATCAGATTGATCAGCAAATCGCGCAGGGCGCTCAGCAGCAAGGTCAGGATAATTCTGCGGGTATTGAGCAAGCCAAGTTGGAAGCCGAGATTGCGTTAAAACGTGAGAAGATGCAGGCAGAGATTGCCCTTGAGCGTGAGAAGATGCAAGCAGACTTGGCCTTACGCAGGTTTGAGCTTGAGGCAGAGTTACAGCTTCGTCAGCAGAAGCTTGCGGCTGGCGGCAATGTTTCAGTGAACTTGCCGAGACAATGACAGATTTATTAGTTGAGCAAGACCGTGGCGCAAGGGCTGCGAGTATTTTGCGTGAGCCTCTCGTTGTAGAGGCGTTTGAAGAATTGCGAAAAACCTATGTTGACGGTTGGTCGGGCAGCGACCCCAGCGACACGGATTTTCGTGAGCAGTGTTTTCATTTGCTAAAGGCTCTTGAGGCGTTTGAGCAGCATTTTCAGAGTGTTGTTGAGACTGGCAAAATGGCCTCTGTGCAGTTGGAAACAGTTAGAAGAAACCTATAAAATTTGGAGATTTTAATGTCTGGTACTCCGCAGGAATCCAGCTTTTCACAGGCAGATGCTGTGAACTTACTATTGAATGGCCAAGCCCCTGAGAAGGCAAGCGAGGATGTTCAAGAGCAAACCGCCGAAACGACTGAAGTAGAGGCATCCGAAACTGAAGAGGTTGAAGTTGAGGCCGTTGATGACAGCCAAGCCGAAACGGAAGCTGAAGAGGTTGAGGAAAGCGGCGAGGAAGTTGAGACTATCGACACCTACGCTGTTAAGATTGATGGTGAAGATGGTGAGGCTACAATTGATGAACTCATCAAAAACTATCAGTTAGAAAAAACAGCTCAGAAAAGGCTACAAGAAGTGTCTGAACAGCGTAAATCTGTTGAGGCTGAAAAAGCGTCTACTGAGCAAGCTCGTCAGCAATACGAGCAAGCCCTTAATGCGTTAGCTAATCAATTGCGGCAGGCCAATCAGCCAAAAGATCAGGCTCATTGGGATGCGTTATTTGAAAGCGATCCACTCGAATATGTTAGGCAGCGTGATCAGGAGCGTGATGCTCAAACCAAAGCACAAGCTGTGCAGGCTGAGCAATTGCGTTTGCGTCAGGTAAAAATAGCAGAAGAGCAAAAGAAGCTTCTTGAGTTAGTTCCAGAATGGAAAGACCCAGAAGTGGAAGCGAGAGAAAAAGCAGCGATTGTTACATATGCGCAATCTAAAGGTTTTACTTCTCAAGAGCTTGGGAATGCTATTGATTCCAAGTACGTTGATTTAATGCGAAAAGCCTATCTTTACGACAACTTGCAGTCACAAAAACCCATTGCTGCAAAGAAAGTAAAGACGGCCCCTAAGATGGTGAAAAGTGGGCAACCAAAGACTAAGGGCGACTCTGCAACAGAGCGAAAGCGTAAGGCTTTTGACAAACTCAAAAAGAGCGGCACGAAAGAAGATGCCGTTCAATTTATGTTAACTCGCTAACTTTAGGAGGCCATCATGGCGACCTTTTTAACCAGCAATGCGATTGGCGAAAGGGAAGACCTTTCGGATATTATATATCGCGTAGATCCCGACGAAACGCCACTGTTTTCCAATGCTACAAAGGAAACAACACGGGGTATTATAACTGAATGGCAAGTCCAAGAACTTGCTAGTGCAGTTGATACCAACCACGCAAACGAGGGTGCTGATTATTCGTATGCAAACCCCAGCGCCACAACCCGACTTACCAACGTTCACCAAATTGCCGTACAGGCCGCAAGCGTTTCCAATACGCTTGATACCGTGGACAAAGCGGGGCGCGATAAAGAAACCGCATACGTCAAGGTGCTCAAGGGTATCGAACAACGGCGTGATATAAATAAATCGCTTTACAAGAACGAAGCGAAGTCAACGTCTGATCCGCGCAAGGCTGCAAAGCTAATTACGTGGATTACAAACGTAGACGCACCGTCTGATATGGCGGCGGCAACTGGCGACGGTAGTGATACGGCTGACCTTACGGGTACAGCAGCAGCATTAACGCTTGCTAAGATTGATGCAGCAATGCTTGCAGCCTATAACGATGGCGGCAATCCAAGCATGTTGTTGATGTCACCAACTAACAAGCAAAACTTTTCTGGCTTGTCCTCTGGTTCTGTTTCTACAAACCAGATTACTTACACTGCTCCACGCGAAGCAAGCATAATAGGCTCCGTTAAATTGGCGGCTTGATAGGGCAACCTATCTCGAAAAACTCTGTGAATTGCTGGGACATCTCTTTGAGAAAATCAGCAGCCAAGCCCTATAAGGGGAAGGTTCAACGGCCATTCCGAAAGGAAGTAGGATCAAGCGATCCGAAGCGCAGAGCATCCTGATAGGATGATGATATGGTCTTATCTTTACTGTGAAGTAAAGCAGCCGAAAGGCGGTCTTAGATTAGCGAACTAAGGTGAAAATTTTGCAGCCTATATCTCTCCGACTTCGGAGAGTTAAGCGTGACAGTAGACAGGACATGTCCAAATTCCGAAATGTATCTAATAGACACAGACTATGTGTGTATTGGGTCATTGCCTGGACGCATGTTCAGCGCAACTGATGTTGCTCCCGTTGGGGATGCGACCAGGTTCGCTATTGTGTCCGAGTACACTTTGATCGTGAAAGCTCCCAAGGCCCATGCTGCGGTAATTGGCTTAAACGGTTCATAGTTTTTTTCTCCTTAGTGAACTCAAAGGGGCTGCTTCGGTGGCCCCTTTTTTTATTTGAGGTAAGTATGGAACGACTTCTTAGCCATGATCCGATCACCGGCAAAAAAACAAAATTTCATTGGAAGCCAGAAGGCAACTTCATTACGACTGAAGTTGATGTAACGCCAATTATGGACTCTGCCAAGGAAGAGGCGAAAGAGTGGCGTTATGGTTCTTTGATTGGCAACACTCAGCGGCATAAGCAAAAAATCGCCGATATCCCTGCGCCTTTGTATTACCAGCTTGTCGAAAAGTTTGGTCAGCCTTGGCAGAACCCGAAAAAGTGGCGTCAGTGGGTTAATGAGCGTGATAACCGTGTATTTAAAACAACGGGCGGTACTGTATAGATGGCTATCACGACTTATTCTGAGCTTCAGACCGCTATAGCTAATTTCTTGGCGCGTGATGATTTAACGTCACGCATTCCAGAATATATTGAGCTTGCTGAGGCGCGAATGAGCCGTGAGTTAGACACCCGCTCACAAGAAAAGAGAGCCACAGCATCCACTGTTGCAAGCGATGAGTTTATCAGTTTGCCGACAGACTTGCGTAAAATACGTTTGGTCAAGCTCAATACTGATCCCATTGATGTGTTGGAATATGCCTCTCCGCAAGATTACTATGAAACCTATTCGTCTTCTGGCGGTGGTCGGCCTAAGATTTACACAGTTATAGGTACTGAGATTGCGTTGCGCCCTATACCTGACAGCGTGATGACTGTTGAGATTATTTATTCTGAGGACATTTCGTCTTTGTCTGACAGCAGCGCAACAAACACCATTCTTAGCCGCCATCCAGATGCTTATCTTTATGGTTCGCTTCATGCTGCGTATTTGTATCTCTTGGATGAAGCTAGGTCTAACCAGTATGACGCGCTGTTTACCCGTGTCATGGCAGAAATCAAAACAGACAACGAAAAAGCTTTTTATGGTGGACCGTTGGCAATGAAAAGCGATTATGTAGGAGCCTGATATGTCTGCACTTTCCGATTACGCTGAAAACAAAATTCTTGATCATTTGTTGGGAACTTCTGCGTTTACACATCCTTCTCAGGCATATCTTGGTCTTAGTACTGGTAGTTTCAACGATGACAATTCAGGCACTGAGTTGAGCGGCAGTAATTATTCTCGTGTTGCTATTAACTTTGACGCTGCTTCTGGTGGCACTACTGACAATAGTGCAGCGGTTGAGTTTGCGGCGGCAACAGGAACATGGGGAAGCGTAAGTCATTTTGGCATTTTTGACGCAAGTTCTTCAGGAAATCTTTTGGTTCATGGGGCTTTTAGCGCTGCAAAGACAATAACCACTGGTGACATTCTAAGGGTTGCGGCAGGAGACCTTGACGTAACGGCAACATAACATGGCAGAGATACTTGGCCCCACGCTAGAGCAGCTAGACAATTGGGGGTCAATGGATGCGCTAGACGCATTTGGAACGCTTGAGCAACTAGACGATCTTAACCTATTTGAAGCATCTTCGGCTGTATCTATTAGCGGAACGGCAACGGCAACGGCAACGCATGTTGAGGCTGTAAGCGCTGCAGTTAACGTTGCAGTCACGCAGTCAAGCAGCGCTACTTTGGTTCATGGCGTGTCTGCAAGCGTAACGGGTGCAGCCTCAATATCGGCTTCTGCTCGTTTTACCGTTTCTATGGATGCAAGCGTAAGTTTTGCTATAACGGAAAGCTCTGCAGTAATTCGTGTACAGCTTCCGAGCGCTGCTGTAAGCACGGCGGTTACTGTCACTGCGGGTGTTAATGCTGTTCTCAGCAGCAGTGCAGCGTCAAGTATTGCGTTTGAAATAACAGGCGCAGCGCAGTTTACGGTTGTTATGGCTGCAACGCCTGAGATCATCGTTAGCTCTACGGTAGACGCTGAAAAGCTTGGCGAGGCTTGGAGTGATAAAGCGGCTGGCAGCGAAACGTGGTCGGACATTGCGGCAGGCAGTGAGACGTGGGCAGACATTTCTGCAGGTAGTGAAACTTGGTCAGACCTTGCTGCATCAAACATTGCGTTTACGTCTTTAAGCGTTGGCTCAGAAACTTGGAATAATCAATGATACCTTTTGGCGAATGGCTTCCAGACCAATCAGATTTGCAAAACCCTGGCGCGACTATTGCAACCAATGTGTTGCCAGCAGCGCGTGGTTATAAGCCTTTTGCGAGCCTTACAACTGTTTCTGCGGCGGCAACAAATCGCCTACGCGGTATTTATGCCACAAAGGCAACTGATGGCACTGTTATTACTTTCGCGGGTGATCAGGGCAAGCTTTACAAGCTAGACAATTCTGACTTCAGCCTAGACCAGACCAACACGGGCTACACGGTTACGAGTGACATGTACTGGGATTTTGTCAGGTTTGGTGATGAGGTTATTGCTGCTGGGTCTGACAGTGACGTTCTGCAAGGCTTTACTATTGGCACCGACAGCGCTTTTGCATCTGTGTCGGGTGCGCCTGCTGCAAGGCATTTGGCTGTCATTCGTGATTTTGTTGTTACAGCAAATGTCACGTATAGCTCTGCAACGTATCGCAGCCGTGTGCGCTGGTCTGCAATTAACGATGCTACAAGTTGGACAATAGGAACAAACCAAGCAGACTTTCAGGACATTCCTGATGCTGGTCACATCACAGGTTTGGTTGGCGGTGAGTTTGGTGTGGTTTTGTTGGAGCAAGCTATTGCGCGTATGCAATACGTTGGTTCGCCTTTGATTTTTACGTTTGAAAAGGTTGAGACAGGTCACGGGTGTAACTACTCAAACAGCATAGCAAGCCTTGGCCCAACGCAAGTGTTTTACTTAGCCGACGATGGCTTTTTTATGTTTGACGGACAGAGAAGCATTCCGATTGGCGCGGAGAAGGTTGATCAGTTTTTCTTTGATGACTTGGATTTTGCCAACAGCGATAGAATAAGCTGTGCGATTGATCCAGAAAATCAGGTGGTCATGTGGGGGTATCCTTCCGTAAGCGGTGTTGGTGAGCCAGATAGAATACTTGTGTATAATTACGCTGTGCAAAGGTGGTCGGTTGTAGAGCTTGACCATGAGCTTTTGGCATCTTCGCTTACTCCAAGTTTTACGGTAGAAAGCCTAGACACTCTAAGCAGTTCTGTTGATGGTCTGACAACTTCCTTAGACTCCCGTTTTTATGCTGGCGGGTTTTTTCAGCTAAGCGCTGGTAAGGATAAAAAAATACATACGGTCACGGGTGCGCCCTTGGCTGCAACTTTAGAAACGACAGAGTTTGAGCCTGCAACAATGCGGCAATCGCTCATTAGGGGCGTAACGCCTTATGTAACGGCAAAAAACTCAACACCGACATTAAGCGTTCAAGTTGGCTCTCGAAGTAGACAAATAGACAGTCCCAGGTTTGGCTCCGAGCTTTCCTTGAACGCTGACAATAACTGTCCAGCGCGTAGTAGCGGAAGGTATCACCGTGTTCGTGTGAATGTCAGCGGCACATGGAGGTATGCTCTGGGCGTTGACGTTGATGCTGTAAGCGCAGGAAAACGATGACAGACTTCAACTACGTCAAGCTACCTGCTGCTGGTGCTGACGCAAGACAAACGGCGCAAGCTGTAAATCTGCTTATTGATGGTAAATTTAACGCCATTGGAAGCATTACATTAACAGCAAGTGCCACGACTACAGCGGTTACAGATTACCGCGCTGGGCCTGACAGCGTGATTTTATTCACGCCTACAACGGCTAACGCTGCTGCTGAGCAAGGCAACGGCACTATGTTCCTATCTGCAAGAGTTAAGCAGGGGTTTACGCTAACCCATGCTAATAACTCCCAGACGGACAGAACTTTCCTCTACATTATTATCGGATGAAATTCACAGTCATTCACCCAAAGCTTTTACCCGATTTGTGGCCTCACGTCAGCCCGTTGTTAGATAAAGCCGTTAGGTTAAACCCTGAAATTATTGACTTGGGCAATGTCTATGCTGGCGCTCTTGCTGGTGTTTACGTTGTGTGGGCGGCAGTTGATGAAACAACTGGTGAATTTGTCGGCGCGATAACAACGCGGATAATAACGTACCCCAAGTCCAAGGCATTAGCGATGGATTTTTTGGGTGGAACACGAATGAAGGAATGGCTGCACTTAGCGCAAGAGGCGATTGAGGAGCATGCGAAACGCAATGGATGTGAACAACTGGAAGCTTACGGGCGCAAGGCGTGGTCACGGTATCTTGAGCCTTTAGGCTGGGGACAGGCTTATATAACTTACAAGAAGGAACTTTGACATGGGTAAGGGTAGTAACTCAACTGTCACTAATGTTCAGGCATTACCCCCTGCAGTAGAGCAGGCTCTTACGCAGGCTTATACTGATTTCAATCCGTTTCAGGCTGCGTTTGGTGCAATAAATGCCTTTGCTCCGACTGCACCTTTGGCCCAAACGCAAAGGCTAAGCTCAGCAGAAACCGAAGCACTCTTTGGAGCGCTTAATAATGTTCGTAATCAGCCAGGGTTTCTTTCTAGTGCTGAGAGTAACCTTAGCGACTTGATGGGCGCAGGCCAGATAGATACTACGGCGCTGCAAAACCAATTGAACCTGGGTGATTTGACTGCAGGCACTGTTGATGCAACGGGCCTGACAAGCGCAGCCAACGCAGGCGCTAATTTAACTAATCTGCAAAACCTCTTAGGCTCTCAAATCGACACAAGTCAGCTTACCAATCTTGTTGGAAATCGAGCAGACACAACGGGCTTGGCAAATGCAGCAGCTGCAGGCATTGATACAACAGGCATAACGGATGCGGGTGCTGCTGGTGTAGATACATCGCCAATCACGACAGCCGCCAATCAACAAGTAAGTGCACTAAATCTTATTAATGCAGCCAATCAGGCCGTTGATCCAGCCCAGCTACGTGCTCTTGGTGGTGCGCAGACAGATTTACAGGGTGTTCTTGACGCAGCGCAACGGGCAACGGATGCAAGCAACATAGTCGCGGCAGGTAATCGGGCTGTAGGCACTACTGGTTTAGCGGGTGCTGCAGGCGCACAAACAGATTTGCAGGGTGTGCTAAATGCAGCGCAACGTGCTACTGACGCAAGCAATATTGTTGCTGCAGGTAATCGCGCTGTAGGCACTAGTGGTTTAGCGGGTGCTGCAGGCGCACAGACAGATTTACAAGGCATTCTTGATGCAGCGCAACGGGCAACGGATGCAAGCAATATTGTTGCTGCAGGTAATCGTGGCGTGGACACCTCTGGTGTTGCTGATATCGCAGCACAGCAAAACGCTGCAACGAACTTACTGACAGGCTTAGCAAGTGGCGGCACAAATCCGTTACTTCAGCAGCAAATTGACAACGCAATCGGCGGGGCTGTTGATAGGGTAAGCTCGCAGTATGCCCTTGGTGGTCGATTAGGTTCTGGCAGTTTTGCTGACAGTTTGGGTCAGGGCATTGCAGCAGCTTCCGCGCCTATTTTGGCTCAAAACTTACAGCAAGACCAAGCAAGACAGTTACAAGCAGCACAGGCTCTTGGATCGGTTTCAGGACAAGACATTGGACGTCAGCTTGCGGCGGCAGAGCTTGGTGTAAGCGCACAACAAGCAGACATTAACAGAGCATTACAGGCTGCACAAAGCGCTGCAGGGATACAGCAAGCAGATCTTGCAAGAGGTCTATCGGGCGCAACAACAGCGGCAGGGCTACAACAGGCTGACTTAGGAAGGGCGTTGTCGGGACAGCAGGCAATAGCAGGCATAGAGGCTGACAATATTGGGCGAGCACTACAGGCTGCACAAAGCGCTGCAGGGATACAGCAAGCAGACCTTGCTAGGGGTCTAACGGGCGCAACAAGTGCTGCGGGATTACAGCAGGCTGACTTGGGAAGGGCGCTTTCGGGGCAGCAAGCAATAGCAGGCGTAGAGGCCGACAATATTGGGCGAGCACTACAGGCTGCTCAAAGCGCGGCGGGCTTGCAGCAAGCAGACCTTGCAAGAGGTTTAACAGGCGCAACAACAGCCGCAGGGCTGCAGCAGGCTGATTTAGGCAGGGCCGTATCAAGCGAGCAAGCAGCGCTTGCAGCGCAGCAGCAAAACTTACAAAGGGCCTTAACGGGTCAGCAAGCAGCGGCAGACATTGGTGCGGCTAATCTAGCTAGGCAAGTTCAGGGTGCAACAACAGCGGCAGGACTGCAACAAGCAGACCTTCAAAGAGCCTTAACGGGCCAAACAACTGCGGCTGAGCTAGGGCAAGCTGATCTTGCAAGACAATTAGCAGGGGAAGGTCAGCTTGTAGATGCTGCAAATGTAGGGCTTGCGAGAGATGCACAGCTTGCAGGATTATTGACAGACGCAAGCAGGCAACAGACAGGATTGCAGGCAGATATTGCACAGTCATTGTTGGGAGCCGAGCAGACAGACCTTGCAAGGCAGTTGCAAGGCGCAGGGGCTGTTGCAGATTTGGCAACGAGTGACTTGGGCAGAGCCTTGCAGGCTCAGCAGGCAAGCAGGCAGATTGATGCAACGCTTGCCAATCAGCTTACAGCGGCTTCCGAGGCAGACGCCAGAGCAAGGCTTGCGGCTATCGGGCAGGCACCAGGATTGCTTGGGGCTGATCAGGCGATTATCAGTCAGGCAGCACAGCTTGGCGGTCTTGAAAGAGGCATCGTTCAAGCTGGGCTTGACGCGGTTACGGCGCAGCAGCAGCAGCAAAATGTGTTGGATCAAAACCGTATCAATGCGCTTCTTAGCGCTGCTGGCATGGGTGGCGGTTTGTTTGGTCAAACAACAACGCAGACAGGTGGTGGTCCATCAGCGCTGCAAAGCGGCTTAGGTGGTGCGCTATCAGGTGCGGCCTTAGGTTCGCAAATCGGTGCTGTTGGTGGCCCTCTTGGCGCTGCTATTGGCGGCGGTCTGGGCCTTCTTGGCTTTATTTAAGGGGTTTTAATAATGACAGAGATGCAAAACTTATTTGGCAACCTTGGAAACACCTTAAACAACATGCCTTTGTCTGGAAGTCTTGGATTGCTGACAACAGGCGTCGGCTTACTTGAAGGTCAGCCAATTGGTCAGGCCGTGCAAGCTGGGCTTGGAACGTATCAAGGGCTTGCAGGCATCGAAGAAGACCGCAAGCGTAAGGAGATGATTCAAAAGCTTATCTCCGAGGGTGGTTTTACGAAACAAGAGCAAGCGCTGATTTCAGCAAGCAATAATCCAGCAGGCACAGCAGTACAAATACGCAATCAAAAGCAAGCACGTTCAGATGCAGCGGCGAATAGAGCTACAATGACTACGCTTACTCCTGATCAAGTTTCCGCTCTTGGGCTTGCAAAAGGCACGATTGTACAGAGAAATAATAAAACTGGTGGGCTTGATATAGTTAGCAAGGCTACTTCTGCAGATACTGGCCCAGAGTCAAACTTGGGAAAGTTAGCAGCAGACTATAAGGCTGGCTTGATTAGTGTTGATGCATTCAACGCTGGTGTCAAAAAACTGACATTTATAGCACCCCCTAAAGACCCTGGAGCGGCCTCAACTGTTGGGAAAATCCAACAAGACTTTGAGAATGGCCTAATAGATGAAACAACAAGAAATGCGGCTATAAAAAAAGCAACGCAGTCTAGAAAGGGCGAATCTTTTACCGTATCAACTCCTGATGGCACTACATTTACATACGGGCCAGGTCAGGGAGCAAATCAAAAGATTACTGAGCAGCAAGGCAAGGACTTGGGCTTTGCCGCCAGATTGCCAATAGAACTTTTAGATGAACTTGATAAGGTTGATACTGAGCTAACAAATTACGGGGATGTTTTACTTGACCAAGACCCGACTGGAATTTTGCGAGGCCCTTTGCAAGACCCAAATTACCAAATAGCAAGAACACTAGCGCAAGAGTTTTTAACTCCCCTTATTCGTAAAGACACGGGTGCGGCAATTCAAGCTTGGGAAACATCTTTGTACGATGCGATGTATTTCCCTAAGCCTGGTGATAGCCAGCAAGTTATTGAGAGAAAACGAAAGGCAAGGCGTATTGCCAGAGATGGCTTATTAAAGAATTTGCCGCCACTTCTTAGAGTGCAGGTCGATGAAGAATTTGCAAAACAATTTAGGCAGCTTCAACAAGATGTTTTGCCTAAAGGCTCTGAGCTTTTAAAAATAAATGAAGATTGGGCAAAAGCAACACAAACAGCACCTTTACCAGAGCAAGCAACATCTCAGCAATCTCAAAGCACAACGCAGACAAGTACCGCTGACGTTGCGACAATGCCCTACAGCGAATTGGTCAATGTAGATACCAGTAAGTTATCTATGGATGAAATTGACATTATGCTTAAGCGTTTCGAGGAGGGCAGATAATGACCCGCGAAGAAAAGCTTAAGCGTTTGCAACTTCTTCAGGCGCAAGAAAGAGCAAAAAAGCTTGCGGAACTAGACGCGGCACAAAGGTCAGCTTTTGCTCAGCAAAACATGCTTCCCAGCCCCGACAATGAAAAACTGCCAAATCGTGTTGAGCCTAATCGGTTTGGCGATACGGCTGCTGAGTTTTCTGCGCCTGCTAGGGAAGCCATGCGAGCATATGCTGCGCGTATGATGGCAGAAGATCGTAACCTTTTGCAGAGGGCTGGCGATGCTGGGATGACAGGGTTAGCGGCTTTAGGCGCGGCTTATGGTGGTACTGCTGGTTTGCTTGGCGACATAGTTGGCGGCGATAGAACGCAAGAGCGCAAAGCTGCGCGTGATTTTATGCTGCTGGGCGAAGTTGCCATACCAGAGCTTGCTAGTGTGCCTTCTGCTGTAAGTCGCATTGCAAGGCAGGGTGCTGAGCTTCCTGCAAAGCAAGCAGCAGCACAGGCAGCGCAGGACATAAATGTGACGCCTACGCTGGGCATGCAGGGGCGTGGCGCAGGCTTAATTGAGGCTGCTGCTGCAAATGTTCCATTTTCTGCTGGGAATGTTGTTCGCGCAAATGAGCGCGTTGTTGATCAAATGAGTGATGCTTTTCAAACTGCAGTAGGAAAAGTGGGAACGCCCACAAGTGTTTCAGGGGCTGGTGAAGCTGCACAAAGAGGTGGGCAAGCCTTTGTTAATACTTTTCAAGACAAATCAACAAGGCTTTACGATGCGGTTGATAAAAAAATTGGCTTTAATACAAAGGTGCAAGCACCAAACGCTTTAGCTACAGTAAAAGAGCTTACAAAATATGCTCAAGAATATCCTGAAATTTCTAATTTTTTAAACAGGCCAAAGTTTCAATCTTTATTGTCAAGCTTAGAAAAAGAAACGAAGTTTCTAAATGAAGCTGGCAGGCCGTTTCAAATATTAAATGAAGTACCTTATGAATTGCTTGCAGACTTGCGATCAAGTGTCGGTAAAAGTGTATCAAAAATAAAAGGGCCGCTTGCTGATTTAAGTGAAGCTGACCTTAAAAGGCTTTACGGCGCGCTCAGCGATGACATGCGACTAGCTGCTGAAAAAGCAGGGCCAGACGCTGTTAAAGCCTTTAACAGAGCCAATAAGTATTACAGCGCAGGTCAAGCAAGAATTGATAGTGCTTTGAAAAAAATCACCAAAGCAGACGTTACGCCAGAAAAAGCTTATTCTGAAATTGTTGCTTTAGCCACGGCTGACAGCCCACGCGGCAGCACAAAGAAACTTTTAGAGCTTAAAAAAAGCCTGCCAAAAGACGAATGGTCAACTGTTTCTGCAACAATTTTTCGCAAGTTGGGTGAGGCAAGGCCAGCGCAGGCTGGTGCGCCAGATGCAAGTGATTTTGCGGAGTTTAATCCTGCCACTTTCCTGACAAACTACAATAAAATGGACAAGTCAGCAAAGCTTGTGTTGTTAAGTGGAAATGTGCCAAGAAGCGCGGCTTCTGAGTTAGATAAGCTGGCTCGTGTTGTTGAGCGATATAAGAGACGCCCAGTTTCAACAGGAAGCTCACCAGCAAATGCTGTTTTGGCATTTTTTGCAGGAACAGCGGCAGACTTTGGAGCAGCAGCAATGATTGCAGCGTCAACATTTGCAGGCACAAAATTACTTACTAGCACCCCAGCCTTAAAAGCTGTCAACGCAGCAGCGGCTGGCAACTTTACAAAATTAAGACGGCTTGCCCAGGATGGCAGCGCCATAGGCTCTGAGGCCGCAACCTTGTTGCGCTTGATTGGAGCAGATCAAGCAAGAGAAGAGGAACCAAACTAATGGCTAAGACAAAGATTAGCGAATATGACGCAACAGCGGCTAACAACACGGACATAGACAGCATTAACATTGCTGAAGGTATGGCCCCGTCAAACGTCAACAATGCCATTCGGCAAATGATGGCTCACCTTAAGGATATGGATGCTGGCACACAGGCTTTGACAAGCCCACAGCTAAGCTCTGTTGATATAAACGGCGGTACAATTGATGGCGTAACGATTGGCGGAGCTTCGGCTGGGGCGGGTACGTTTACGGCTGTGTCGGTAGATAACATCACTATAGACGGAACAGAGATAGATTGTTCGGCTGATATGACCATAGATGTAAACGGTGATCTCTCATTAGATGTATCAGGTGGAGACGTTCGTATTAAAGCTGATGGCGCTCAAGAAATGCAGTTCAAAATCACTGATGGTGCCAACGTAGATATTATCGCCACAGTTCAAGATGATGACATAAGATTTAGGGGTAACACCAGCAGTGGCACGATTACCGCCCTCACCCTTGATATGTCTGAGGCTGGTACAGCTATTTTTAATAACAAAGTGGGGATTGGAACTACAAGTCCAGCCGCACCGTTAGACATAGGGTTTGCTGATAATTCAAATATCCTAAGAGGTTCCTACGCTTCGGGCGAAGATGCTTTTTTCTTAGAGTTAGATTCAAAGATAGTAACGAGCGGCGTTGTTGGGTATCAATTTCATCTTACCAATAATAGCACCGCATACAATAACACACTCACATTGGATCG